CTCCATAGGTAATTCTAAAAGTGGGCAAACAAACTATGGAGCTCAGTTTAACCGAGAAAATGGCAACACCAACGTAAGCGCTAATGCTACGTTTAAGTTTTAATAAAACAGAATAGGACTGTATAAACCTAGCCAAACATAAACATAACCAAAAACAAAAACAAAAACAAAATGGCAAAATTCATTAAATTTAACGTACAAAATTCAGCTGCAGCATCGCCGCTGTCACCAACAGAAGGAATCTTAGTAAACGTAGAAGACATTACTGAAGTTTCAGCAACAGGAGCATCTGGAGCAAATGCTAAAACAGTAGCAGTTGGACTAACAGGTAGAAACTCTGAAGCTGGTTACAAAACTTTAACATTAACAGTATCTACAAGTTTAAGCACGGCTGTTAATCCAACGATTGTAACAGGTAAAGCAAATCCATTAGTTGCAGCAGTAAGATCTGCAATGACGGCTAATCCAGGAGGAGTAGTAGCAACGGCTCAGTTAGGAAAAGATCAAGCAGCAACGCCTGTGCAAATGTATTTTAGAACAGCAGCTTTCGTTTAATAGTACATGAAGCCTAAAGGACTAGGGGATAGCATAGCTAACTTCACACACAAAACAGGTATTAAGCACGTCGTTGACATTGTCTCTGACGGGCTTAATATCAATTGTGGTTGCAATAACAGGCAAGAGTGGTTCAATAACAAATTTCCTTATAGAAACAAGAATGGCATTTAATATAAAACCTTTTTTTGATCTCAATAAAATGAGTACATCTGTGTTTGAAAGAGATATGGGTGATGATCCTGTGTTTGCAAGAACACCTAAAAATGGAGTTATTATTTTAAACGAAAATGCTGTTAAAAATTCTAGTAAAAAAGAACTAGACAATACCATAGCACATGAACAAGTACACGTTGACCAATTTAAAAATGGTGAACTAGACTACAATGTTGGTGCTGGTAAAGTTATGTTTAAAGGAAAAGAATACGACTACTCTGTTATGCAAGCAGGTAAAGGTCCTTGGGAAAAGCCAGCATACGCTGCAGAAAAAAAAATATAAAATAAAAATAAAAACATGAAAACAAATCAAGACGGCGGAAGTTATTCTGCAAAAAAACCGAGTGCGCCTGCAAAAGAATTGGCGAAAAATCAAGCAAAAGAAGGAGCTGGTAAAATGGGTTACTCTCAAAAGTTTGGACCTGGACGAGCTAGCGGCTACGATAAAGGAGCTATGAGGGCTATGGACGTGATGACTCACGGGGGAGCTTCAAAATATATGAAAGATGGACCTGGTCAAGGTTTCTTTTCAAAACTAAATAGAACTGTGACTAGAGGTTTAGGTGATATTGGAGTGCAAATAGCGGATTTCGCATTCCCAGATAGACATAGAGCCATAAACAAAGACCCTCGTGCAAAGCAAAACGCATATAGAAACAAACTTAATGAAAATAAACATTACGATAGATCTAGGGAACTTGCTGCAACAAACCAAACATTTGGTACTCTTGCTGATTTTTTTGATGATGATGGCCTAGGAAACTCAAGAACAGGTGTCTCTACAGATTACAGAGAAGATGTACGGAAAAAAAACGAGGCGTACGAGAAAAGTCAAAATAAGCAAAATTAGCTCTGTCATGTATTCAAAAAAAGGATATTTAAAAAACAGTCCTGACGTAAATAAAAAAACTAACTTAATAGCCGGTAATAAAATTACTATGAAAGGTGTTGAGAGTAAAGTTTTAGGTATTGACGACAGAGGCTATGCTACTATTATGTATCCAGGGTATGATTACATTTTTCCAAATGGAAATGAAGTATTAGAAATTAAATTAAATAAATAACATTGGACAAGATAATTCAATGGCTTACAGGTGGTGTCATCAAAGAAGTTGGTGGCATCATCGATAAGCTTACAACTACCAAGGAAGAAAAGCTTGAGGCTAAAAGGCTGATGGTTGAGATTTTAGAGAAAGCAGATAGTGAAGCCCAATCGCAGGTAACCGAAAGGTGGAAGTCAGATATGGCTTCAGATAGTGTGCTTTCTAAAAATATACGTCCTATGGTTCTTGTGTATTTAACTGTTATATTTACTGTATGTGCCTTTTTTGATGGAAATATAGGTGATTTTAAGATAGCAGACGAATACATACCAATATTTCAAACTCTTTTAGTAACAGTATATGGTGCTTATTTTGTAGGCCGTAGCTGGGAGAAAGCTAAAAAAATAGAAAAAACAAATAATTAAATTAAATCAAATGAAAATATTAACATTATTACTAGCAGTCACCTTGTGGTCAGTTTGGTATTTTGACTTAACAGACACAAGTACTAATCTTTACTTAAATCCAATGAGTTTCTTGGGTTTTGTTTTTGTCACCTGGTTTTTACTAGGAGCATATAAATTAGTAAGAAAAATAATAACAAAATTAAATTAAATCAAATGAATAAAATAGAAGACAAAGAATTAGAAAAAGTAGTAGAGCAACAAAAAACACTAAACGAAGTGTTAACCAATATTGGTGTTCTAGAAACTCAAAAGCATGGACTGCTTCACAAGGTGGCAACTCTAAACAAAGATATAGAAGAAGTAAAAAACGATCTTGAAGGAAAATATGGAGCTATCAATATTAACTTAGAAGATGGTACATATACTAAAATAGAGAAAGATGGATAATGTCATAAGAAAAATTAGCATAGGTGCTGATTATAAAAATGATGCTATGCACTACTCTGTAGGTCAAGAGGTTTACGGCGGTCACACTATATCTCATATTCTACTAGAAGATAAGGATTCATCATATAACATTTACATTAAGAAAAACGAAGAGGTATTACCATGGAAGAAGTTTAATTCTAACATGGCTATATCTATAGAGTATGATATAAAGTATTAATGAAAAGTGTATATGACTTTATCGTTAAGCCGTTAGGTGATAGATATGCAAATACAAAAAAAATAGGAGACACTGAATTAGTTTTAAATACTAAGATAGAAGGTTGGAAGTTTGTAAATAGATTTGCTGAAGTAGTATCAACACCTCTCGCTATTGCAACGCCTGTTAAACAGGGTGATATAGTTGTAATACATCAGAATATTTTTAGAAGATTTTATAACATGCAAGGTAAGCAAACGAATAGTAGATCTTATTTTAAAGACGATTTGTACTTTGCTAGTGTTGACCAAGTATACCTATATAAAAGAAAAGATAAATGGCGATCTATAAACGACCGTTGTTTTATAATACCAATAAAAGAAACAGAGCTTCTAAGAAACAATAAAGAAGCAAACAATATTGGTATACTCAAAATAGGTAATAGCTCCTTAGAAGAGCTTAGAATAACTCCAGGACATATAGTAACGTTTAAAGCTGGGTCTGAATGGGAGTTTAATATAGACGGAGAACGTTTATATTGTATGAAATCAAATGATATTTTATTAGAACATGGATATAAAGAAGACGAAGAAAAGTATAATCCTAGCTGGGCAGAAAGCCGTTGAAGAGTTAATAAAGGTAGCTAAAGAAGCTATAGTTGATTCAGATGACGACATATCAGCAGACAGATTAAAAAACGCAGCAGCTACTAAAAAGTTAGCTATATTCGATGCTTTTGAAATATTACAAAGGATTCAAGAAGAGGAAGCTATACTAAATGAAAAGCCTAGAGAAAGTAAGGAAAAAACTTTCAAGGGCTTTGCAGAAGGGAGGTCTAAATAATGTATATTCAAAGTTTATACAAAGTAGACGAAAACCATATAAAGCCTCATATAATAAAAAAGAATAATAGGTATAAAAAGTGGGAGTACGGTTATAACAAGGAGCATGATATTGTTGTTATAAGTAAGACAGGAGAAATTGGTGAGATATACGATATACAAAACCTAAAGATTGCATTACCAAAACCTAAAGACGTTGTTAAGTTTAAATCAAAGTCTTGGGAGAGAACAGAACTACCGAATGAGCTAAAGAAAATAAAAACAATATTTGATTGGGAAAACTATCCCATAGATTTCAAAGAAAAGTGGTATGGTTACATCGATAAAGAGTTTACTAGGAGAGAGCAAGGTTTTTGGTTCAATAATAAGGATCTGGATACTTACGTTACTGGTACTCACTTTATGTACCTGCAGTGGTCCAAAATTGATGTTGGGAAACCAGACTTTCGAGAAGCAAATAGATTGTTCTTTATATTTTGGGAAGCATGCAAGGCAGACCAGCGGTCTTATGGAATGTGTTATCTTAAAAACCGTAGATCAGGATTTTCCTTTATGTCCTCGGCTGAGACCGTCAATCTTGCAACTATATCCTCGGATTCACGGTACGGGATATTGTCCAAATCGGGCCCTGATGCTAAATCGATGTTCACAGATAAGGTGGTACCAATTTCGGTCAACTATCCATTCTTCTTCAAGCCAATACAGGACGGTATGGACAGGCCAAAAACCGAGCTCGCATACAGAGTCCCCGCCTCAAAGTTTACACGTAAGAAACTTGACACAAACGCAGCGGTCAAAGAGATCACAGGCCTTGATACCACGATCGACTGGAAGAACACAGGCGACAACTCGTACGATGGTGAGAAACTCAAACTCCT